AATGCGACATCTGCAAAAAGCAGTTCATAGGACACGGGCATAGCCCGCACCCGCTAAGAGGCGACAAAGCCTGCGACAAATGCCACTACAAAAAGGTAGTGCCAGCAAGGTTCGCGCTCATGAAGCAGCATAGCAAAGGAGGGACTAACTAATGGCAACAAAGTCAAACGGCATGAGCGCGCTTGAATTACACAACAAGTGGAACGCAAAAGTCGCCGAGATAATCCCCATCCTAAAAAGCATAGCGCCTAAAGCCAGCGAGGCAGATATAAGGGCTTCGGCAGAGAGCATCGCAAGAATGGCGCTAGAGCCAGAGTTCATGGCAAGCGGGCTAGACAGCTACTAAGTAGCAGCACAACTAAATAACAACAATCACAAAGCACGGCGACCCCGTGTTTTTTCTTTGCAAATTTTATGAGGAGGTAAAAAGCAATGCCAAGCGGAGGGAGACGGTTAGGCGCGGGGCGACCCAAGATGACCGCAATAGACAAATTAGTCGCCGAAAAGGAAGTCGTAGCACACTTAGACTTCGGCGATGCACCAGAGATACCAGAGTTGCCGCCATCATGGCTTAACGACAAAGGCAAGCAAATCTATGGAGTGACATACAAGTGGCTCAAAGAGATGGGATGCCACAAAGGAATACTGCCATCTCTATTGGAGGAATTTGCACACCTAAAGTCCAAGTGGCATGAGTGCGAAACAAACATCAACACCATAGGAATGGTCATCAAAGAAGACGGCAAGGCAAAGGCAAATCCGTTCATTCAAATGAGTCAAATCTATGCGCGGCAGTCGGACGCAGCATGGGCAAAAATCTATGCGGTGGTTAGAGAGTGCAAAATGAAATACAGCGACCCTTATACCACAGGCGACCCTAACGATGTTATGGAGCAACTACTTAGCGGCGGCGGAGGCGGCAAAAAATGAGCAAGCACCACATGAGCGACAACCGCCACACACTAGAATTTCTAAAAGAGCTGCAAGCCCTGCCATTCGAGCGCAAAATACTCATAACCCAGACACGCATAATGGAGTGGCATCACCGCAACGGCGGCAAGGTCTATGTCAGCTACTCGGCGGGCAAGGACTCTGCGGTGCTGCTGCATTTGGTGCAGCAACAATTTCCCGATGTACCAGCGGTTTTTGTAAACACCACGCTAGAATACCCAGAGAATATTCAGCTAGCAAAAGCGACACCAAACTGCATATTCCTAAAACCTAAAATGAATTTTAGACAGGTCATAGAAAAATACGGATACCCTGTGATTGGCAAGGATGTCGCAAGGACAATTTATTACGCAAGGCGCGGCGGCAGGTGGGCGAACTTGCGACTCAAAGGATTACGCAATGATGGTGAGGAATCTAGTTTTCGTCAAAGGTACAAACGCTGGGCGCATTTAGTGGATGCTCCGTTTTTAATAGGTGACGGGTGTTGCGAGGTTATGAAAGAACAGCCGTGCATGACTTTTGAAAAAGAGACAGGGTTAGCGCCTTTTATTGGTACGCTTGCTAGTGAGAGTCGCCGCCGAACCGAAGGGTGGCTAAAGGCAGGGTGCAATGCATTCGATAGCAAGCGCCCGCGATCCGCACCGCTATCATTTTGGACGGAGCAAGATATACTCCGATACATTGACACCTACGGAGTACCACTTTCAAAAGTCTATGGAGAGATAGTAAAAACCGACAAGGGCTATAAGACAACGGGCGCGGAGCGGACGGGGTGCTATGCCTGCCTGTTTGGTTGCCACCTAGATAAAAAGCCAAACCGCATTCAGCGGCTGGCGACAACTCACCCTAAGCTACACGCATACTGCATGAAAGATTATGAGGACGGCGGCTTAGGACTAAAACAAATAATGGAATACTTAGACATTCCACATCAAGAGGAGAATTAACCCATGCACAAAATAGTAACCTGCGAGTCCGTGAACATCGGACACCCAGGCAAGACCTGCGACTTTTTAGCAGACGCATTTTTAGACGAGGCATTGCGCCAAGACCCTAACGCACAAATGGCGGTGGAGTGCGCTATCAAGGATGACCTACTCATGATATACGGAGAGGCGACAACCACGGCCAAGATAGACTACATCGGAATGGCAAGCCAGATACTCAAAGACATAGGATACGAAAAGCCATTCCGCGTACTGACGCAAATTAGTGAGCAGTCGGAGGATATCAATAAAGCTATCGTAAAAGACGAGCTAAGAGCGGGTGACCAAGGCATGATGTACGGCTACGCGACAAACGAAACCCCAGAGCGCCTGCCGCTGCCACTCGTTATTGCCCACGCATTCATGAGAAGATATGAGACATGGCGAAAAGGGCGCACAGATTTTTTTGCAGACGCAAAGGCGCAAGTCAGCGTCAAATACATTGACGACAAACCTTTCTGCTTGACCAATGTTCTAGTGTCGGCAAGCCACGCGGAGCATTTGGATAGGGGCGAGGTTCGCAATTTTATTTGCGAGGAAGTTATTTCGCCCGTCCTTGCGTTTTATGCCAACCTAATCACCGAGCGCACCGAACTCATAGTCAACCCCAGCGGCAAGTTTACTATATGGGGAAGCTATGGCGACAGTGGCTGCGTGGGACGCAAAATCTGCGTAGACACTTACGGCGGAATCGGCAGAGTGGGCGGAGGCTGCTTTAGTAGCAAGTCGCCTCAAAAGGTAGACCGCAGCGCAGCGTATTATTGCCGCTATGTCGCAAAGAATGTTGTTGCCAAAGGGCTAGCGGATAAATGCGAGGTGGGAGTGAGCTACGGCATAGGTATTGCCGAGCCACTAAGCATATCCGTTGACACTTTTGGTACGGGCGACTTGCGAGCGGTCAAGGATTACATCAAAGCAAACTTTGATTTTTCGCCAGCAAACATAATTAGAGAACTAGACCTAAAGCGCCCCATCTATAAGGACACGGCGTGCTACGGACATTTTGGGTATGATGAGTACCCATGGGAGGTAATAAAAATTGAAGATACAAAAATTCCAAGTGGCAGACTTAAAGCCAGCCAAGTACAATCCAAGAAAGGCACTAAAAGCGGGGGACGCGGAGTTCGAGAAGCTTAAAGCGTCAATTGAGACATTCGGCTATGTCGAACCAATCCTAGTCAACATCAGCAATAATACAGTGGTCGGCGGACACCAGAGGCTGTCGGTGCTAAAGCATTTAGGCCATACTGAAGTAGACTGTGTAGTCGTAGATATTGACGAGCGTAAAGAAAAGGCGCTTAACATTGCGCTCAATAAGATATCGGGCGAGTGGGACGAGAGCCGCCTAACCGAAATTCTAAAGGAATTGCAGCTTAGTGGATATGACACAGCGCTCACGGGTTTTGACATTAAAGAGATTGACGAACTCTTTTCGGGCAGCATTTATGATGTCAAAGAGGATAACTTCGACACCGAGAGCGAGCTTAACAAGATTGACAAGCCTGCCGCCAAGCAGGGCGATGTTTGGCACTTAGGCAGACATAGAGTGCTGTGCGGCGATTCGACAGCGTCAAGCGATGTGTCGCGTTTGTTTGGGGCTAAAAAGGCAGATTTAGTCGTGACAGACCCGCCATACAACATTGACTACGGCAATGCCGAGCAGGATCGGGCGGAGTACAAGGGCATAGAGCGCGAGAACCGCAGTATTCTAAACGACAATATGGATGACGAGAGCTTCGCACAGTTTCTATGCTCTTTTTACGCGGCGACTTATTCAATTGTAAAGGGCGGCGGGGCAATGTATGTCTTTCACTCCACAAAGGAATCGGTAAACTTCATTGCCGAGATGAAAAGAGCGGGCTTTAAGGTCAGCCAGACTCTTATTTGGGCAAAAGACCATTTCACGCTTGGACGCAGCGACTATCAATGGCAATTTGAGCCTATCCTATACGGATGGCGAGAGGAAAAGGGCAAACCGCACTATTTTATTCATGATAGAACCCAAGCGAGTCTTATAGAAGACCGCCCAGAGTGGTCTAAGAAGAATAAGGCGGAGCTACTCAAAGTCCTTGAGGCGATAGTAGAACATTACCCAAGCGATATAGTTAGGGACGCAAAGCCTATGCGAAACGCAGAGCATCCTACCATGAAGCCGATTACTCTTTGCGCCAAGCTTATTCGTAACAGCAGCCGAGAGGGCGAGATTGTCTACGATGCATTCAGCGGGAGCGGCTCTACCCTCATGGCTTGTGAGCAGATGAACCGCACCTTTTATGGCATAGAGCTAGCCGAGAACTATATAGATGTAATCGTGCGGCGCTTTCAAAAGATGTTCCCAGACCAAGAGGTGTATTTGGAGCGGGACGGAAAGAAAGTTTTGCAATCGTCAATTTAAGTCAAATTGTATAGGGCTTTTCGCTAGACTTAAAATTTTCTTTGTGGCTTTCTTTGTGTTGCCACCGCGCAAGTGCGCTGTGAGACTATAAAAGGAGGTACACAAATAATGCTAGAAAACAAAAACCTAACAGTGGGCGAGGCAATCAAGACCTTGCAAGGATACGACCCAAATCTTATTCTTTGCATAGAGAATGGTGGCTTTGCCCCAAAACAAACAACGGTTGTTATGAGTGAACTAGGCTGGATAAGCGGAGAATTCGCTATCACCAAAAGTCACCGCATTCATAAGGAATACATCATGCCAGATGAGATTCCACCAGCCAAAGCATCGGACTACATGAAAGTCTTGGTCATCAACGCTATGACCACAAAAGACGAGAAGTAACCAATGTAAACAGCCAAAGGCAGTTCACTGCCAGCTTGAGAGGTTAATAGCCTCTCTTGTCTTTCGAAAAAAATAGGAGGAATAGTGATAGACCAAGAAAGAGCAGAGCGCGCAGTCAAATTCATCAACAGCCTAAAGCATACCAAAGGGATATGGCACGGCAAAAACTTTGAGCTGTTGCCGTGGCAGGACAAAATCATAAGAGACATATTCGGCACAGTCAAAGAAAACGGCTACAGACAATACACCACAGCCTACATCGAGATACCCAAAAAGCAGGGCAAGAGCGAGCTAGCAGCAGCTGTTGCCCTTTATCTTACCTGCGGAGACAATGAGCCTGCCGC